CTTAAAACAGAGAAAATCATACAACTTATTGATTGGCAGGGCAATTCTAGAACATGGTTCAATTGGCCTGAAGCCCATATTAATCGTCCAGTTATCACACCAAAAGATTCATTGAGATATGCTACGGTAGTAAGTAATGCAAAGGATCGTAGTTGCTACTGTACTTGTTTGACAATAAAGGAATGTACACACACAAATATGGCGACGCTCTTTTCTAATGATAGTTTATACTATACAGGTTTATTGGATGAATTAACCAACGCACATATAAAGAAAAAGATACAGTTGGAAAGTTACCACGTCCTACATATATATGATCCCAAGGTCGACGGTGCAGTGTTAGGGTGTAAAATGGCAACTGATATTCATGTTGGAGGTTATTGGTGGCGTTCACAAAATAATATTGTTTGCTACCCCGATGTCACCGGGAAAGATGCTGGTTCATATTATATGCATGAAGATCTGTTTCCTGAGTTGTATACAGCACAGCGCACAGCATATAAGAATTTGATTATTGAGGTAGTAATGCGTCAAAGTCTTATTGGCCAGGATTTAGTTATGGTCAAGATTACACAACAGAATGGAGGGGTTAAGGCTAAGGTGCCACCAGGAATAAGGGGCGTCTATCTGTACACCTCGTTTGATGAACTGCAGCTGCTTAAAAGTTATGCTTTAGCACGTGTGCCTAGTGATTTAATACCTGATGCAACAAGGGAGTGTAACAAAGCTTTCAAGACTAGTGTGTTACCACAAACCATAACCTCTGGATCCAAACATTATGCGTTCACTGATTACGATGATATAAAGCATAAATTACAGAGTAGGTTTGAATTACACGGGCATATATGTGCGACCTGTAAACTTTATTACTTCCATGCGCATCGTAATAAAGACATGAGAGTGGGTAAGGACTATAATCTTAGACCAACTGATATAGTCGGAAATTCAGCTCATGGCAAATGTCCAAATACTAAATGTAAGGATTATGTAGTGGACACTTCGACTCTATTTTATATACCATCTGAGGAACTACAGGCACAAAGTAAAGAATGGATTGAAAAATACATAGCTGAAATTTCCATCCCTGACCAACCTGCATTAAAAGCAGATTTGAAGTCTGATGTGGTTGTAGTAGAACCCATTGTGCAATTACACAGTTGTTTGGTTCGTAGTCAATATTTAGAAAAGATTGACTACCCTACAGGAACTACACTGTATATAACAGCTGAAGATGGTGTACGAACACACCATATAGTATTACGCGCTGATACAATAGCAGATATTAAAGCTACTGAGATTGTGGAGCGGTTTACTGTTGAATCCACCATTAGTTACCGTATCGAAGCATTAAAACCTGTAGATGTCATAATACCATCAGCACTCTTGAATGCATGCATTACTAAAGCTACAACTATAGGGTACAGTTCAGTTGTTAGACCAGTTAGCACGGTAATATCGGATATATCACGTACATTACGTACAAATGTACGATATCATTTTTCAACCACTGAAGTATATTCAATATTGTGTCATATAGTAAGGCTTGCACGAGTCGAAAAAACTACTGTTGAAATTATTTCAAATTCTGATTCGGCTGCTGTATTAAATGCACAAAATGAAGGTAGAACCTATGACATAAACATGACTTTCTGAACGTTGTGCAAAACTAGGTGTCATTGCAGCAATATTTACTATGCGACCTGAATCCACTAAAGAAACTAATGAAACAAAGCGAACCTATACATATGGATGTCGGGAGTTCAGTATTTTCTTGTGTGAATATTTGAGTTCAGCAGGTAGAATAGTACCCTGGATCGGGAATTTAATAGCCAATATAACCCTGGTCCGGTCATTAACTAGCTCTCATTGAAGAGGGCTTTCTGTTGTTGGAAGGTGGGAGTATATACCTAAATCACAGATAGGTCATGGTATGCTCCCGGAGGTGAACATGCTCAAAGGGTTTGGGCATTATTTCAATCATTTCTTTTTACCTCCGTATGTTACAATATGTGATATTGATATTATCCTCCAACAACAGAGACCTTGTAGGTCAAAATTTGTACGTGTACTACCCAAGTTTGTACGTAATAAATGC